TATCCAGCGCAGAGGCCAATGTGTGTAACTGCCGGGGTAGAATCCATGTATCGCTCATTGCGAATGGTTTGCTTTTGTTCTTTCTGCGGTGGGATACACATCATAATCCTCCGGCACTTCGACCGGCACAACGCGGATGCGGCCCTGCGTGTACTCGCCAGGGTTGAGTTCTCGCGCGACAGACTCAGCTTCCTTGCGCGTGGCGTATTCAAGCGTTTCGAAACGAACGACCCGCTCCTTTAAGTCGCTCCAGCCAATCGCGCCGGATATCTGAACCTTGAAGCGGGGCGGGGCGAATAGATTGCGGATCATTGCAGCGTCTCCGGTTCGCCCTGCTGGATGATCTTGTCGCCCTCCTCGCGTTCGATGATCAGTTCAAGGATTTGATGGCCGTCCGCGTCCGTGATGGAGCAGATATGCCGGTCCTCATCATAAATCGAAAGCGGTTTGACGCCCTGAGTTTCGCATTCGCCAGTCACGATTGCATTGAACAAATCGATGATCGTTTGGGCGTTGGTTTTGGACTGAATGGTTAGTTTCATTGGTTTCTGTTGTTTTACCGCGCGGTGAAAGTGGGCTTTTCAGTGAATTCATCCATCGAGCGGAGTTTTCGCATGACCCGTTTTCCATACGCGCGCGTGGATGATCTTTTAAGACCTTTTGGCCCACCTTGCCAGAGCCGAGCGAGACTTTCGTCGCTGAGATTGCGTCCGTAATGCGCGAAGTAGCTTTCCGCGATGAAGATCGAGATGGCGCGGTTGGTTACCTGTTGGTGCGCGTAGTGCGTCCCCATGATCCGATTCACGTCGCGGACCATGATCGATTTGATCTGAAGCGCGCCAAGCTCGCCGTGACGGCCTCGGGCATGGTCGTTGCCGCCTGACTCAATCTGAATCAGGGCGGAGAGGAGGAGGGGATGCATGGTTAGCCTTTCGCCTTGGCGATTACCTCGCGCGCGTAGTCCAAATCCTCGTCGTCGGCCATTGGGTGAACCAGTCGTTCGAGGGCGGAGAGAAGATCGGGGGCGGAAGCGATTAGGCGCGCGTTGGCAAGCGGCTCATCCATGTGCGGCGCAAACGCGCTGACATTGACTCGCGCAAGGACAAGTTCGCCCTGCGGATGATTTAATGACGCATCGCTTCCATCGATGACCTCAAGAACAGACAGTTTTGAATCGAATCGATCTTCGTCGAATCGGACAAGCCAAGGGCCGGGGGTATGGGATTTCATTGGGTTCAGGCGTTGATGGTGAATGATTCTGCGAAACGAATGCCCTCCGCGCGGCCTGATTCGGAGCCGCCCAGTTCTAGCCTCTCCGTCAGCGAATCGGGAGCTTGACGGCTCCAGGCGTTCCAGTGTTCGCGCGCGTCGCAATGCGGGATGCCGCAGTCGCGATGGAGAACATGCGCGAAGGAGGAGAAAAAGTCGTTTCGGACCTCGCTGACCTGATCGTCCATTCCGATTTCACGCATCAAGTCCGCTTCAAGGCGCGAAAGGCGCATGTTGGGGAGAATGCGTTCCACTACAAACACCTGCGCGTCGGCCCATAGTTCCGGTCCTGCGTTGGTTCTGACGTAAAGGGAGCCATCGTCGAACAAGTAAAACCGAGTTGCGTCGGGCCTTGGGTCGTCCTGAAATGCTTCGCGCAGATTGTCCGCGAAATGTTCGAAAGAGGTTTCGACCAATTGCTGCTCCTCCTCCGTCAGGCGCGCGTCCATGCGGTAGTTATGGTGCAGGTACGCGCGGACGGATTGCGGTAGGTCGTGCGCGTCAAATGCGCGGATTGCAGGGTCGAAACATTGGATTTCGCGGATGATTTGATGGATTGTTTTCATGCTTTGGATTGGTTGCGGATAGATTGGCCTACCCTTTCGCGTCACGCTTGCGGCATGGCGCGCGGAGGATGGGTCAACGGTCCGATTTGCAATAGGTCCGGTAATCTATGCGGCCGATCAGATAGTCCGCGCATGCGCGCGAACGGTTTTCTGGCCAGCCGACAGGGCCTGTCAGCCAGTCGAATATGTCAGAATATGTCAGGCCGCGTGCGGACTTGCGTGCGTGCGTGAGGTTTCCGTTGATCAGGTTATCCACGGCCGTTTCTATGCGTTGGATTGATGTCATTGGATGGGTTAGGGTTAGGCTAGATTGAACAGCGCGCGAAAGTCCGCGTAATCGTAGCACAAGTCCGTCGCGAAACGGTAGACACCGATGTCTTCGGCTCCGTCCGGCCTGCGGACCGTGACAAATTGCCAACGCTCATTGGCCAGGACGAAAGGATCTTCAAAGGAACGGAGGCGGATAAATTCTGCGAGTTTCATTGGATTGGATGCGTTAGGTTAAGGTTTAGAAAGTACAGCACCCGCAACACGGAGCATCTTCGCAGCGTCCGCGTGCATTGCGCGTGCCTGTCCAGCCTGAGGATAGTTTGACGCAAACAAGGCCAGAGTTCTCGGGCATGCGGCCGGTGCATGCGTTGCAATCTATGCGCCATGCGCGATTGCGTTTGGTGACGGTGCCAAGGCCAGAGGGAACGTATTCATGGCATTGGACGCATTGTCCGGGGTATCGGTTGATCATTGGATTTGATGGATTGAGATTTGATTGAGACTAAAGACACGTTGCAACCTACGCTTTCGCATAGGCTGACACGTTGCTTTAACCCACGACAAAGCCCGTGGTGTCGGCTTTGGCTTTACCTTTGGCGGTCAGGCCAACGACGACACCTTTAGGATCTAGAAACCGGAGGTCGTTTTCATCGCCATTAATGACCGGAAAGCCTTGCCAGTGCGTAGGCAAAGACTTTCGGAAAACGACCGCCACGTTGCCGCCACGCTTCAAGACCTCGAGACATTGGCTTTCATTGGCTTCGGAGCGTGAAAAGGTTAGGGAATAATTGGACGGGAGCTTTCCATCTAGAAAGGCCAGCATGCGTGCAAAGCTCTTCGTGTAATCGTAGAAACGGGTTTTCTTGAACGCTTGAATGACCGTGTAGCGTTCCCAACCGATATCGGATGTTCCGTTTAATCGGATGACCGGATGCATGCGCTTTGACTTGGCCTTTCGGATGACCGAAGCCACGTTTTCGGTCAGCGTCGCAAGGAAGGCCTGACGGTCTTTGACGTAGTGAACGGTCTTTGCAATGCGCGCTTTTTGGACGCTGTTAAACGCGCCACGACCGGCAGAATAGAGACAAGTCTGTCGGCATCCGTCGGATGCATTCGGGCATGCGTTGAAAAGACCAGACAGGCGGTCAGGTGCAAGATAGAGAATTCCGGTCATGAAGCCACGTTTTTGGCCTTTTACGGTCTTCGCGTTGGTGTCGATTGAGAGCAAGGATTTCATTGGATTAATGGTTGGGGGTGAGTCCTAAGGAAGATTCAAGGAAGGCTTGGATGAGGATGAGAGAGATGATTGCAGCTGCAATGAATAGGCGTTTGAGGGTTGAGCGTTTCATGGATTAGATAGCGTTGGTGTCGATGAAAGCGGTTTGAGCAATGACCAGATTCAAAACCCAATGTCCCTCGTCACCGTCACCGCTTTCGGAAACATGGATGCGTTGGTCATCGCCGAAAATTGTGACGCTGTAGCCGATACGGTCGTAATCTACGTCGACGTAGTTTCGGAGAAGAAAGCCGACGGCAGCGTCGATTGCTTCAAGCGATGGCAGGGTGACGGTGACTAGTTGGGCCGTGGCTACGCTATCGGCGACTGCGGTGACGAGTGATTCGTTGGTGAAGATCGTGGTGAGTTCAGCTATGTTTTCTGCGGTGACTACGTCGCCGAGGCCAAGGTCCGCAGACTCTGGAAATAGCTTGTCACCGATACTTAGGCTGCCGTTGAAACCGTCTTTTTTGTTCATGGCGATAGACTAGGCGCGGCCGTTGAAAGAGTCAAAAGAAAATCAAAAATATTTTTGAGAGAGGGTTGAAACATGGGCTTTTGCTGGGGAAAACGCATAAAAAATTTTTGAGAGCGTTTACCTGGCGAAGCGAAAAATCGATTTTTGAGGGAGAAGAGCGGGGAAAACTCGCCTTGCGAAAGGCTACCTAGGCTTGCAAGGTACTAGATATGACAAGTGAACAGTGGACGAAAGCGAAAAGCCTTTACCTTGCGGGAAAGACATGGAAAGCGATTTCAAGCGATTTGAAGCTTAATCAGTCAACCTTGCTTTCGAAAGCTTCGAGGGAAGGATTGCCCAAGGTGAGGAAGGAGATGCGGAACACTGTTTCCTCTAAAGAAACAGTTTCTCTAGAAAGTCTATCGGCTCTTGTCCGCTCAAAGCTCGCCGCAGATGCCGCCAGCACGCTTGAACGGATCGATAGCTATGCATTGGATGGGATAAAGGACGAAAGCGTGAGAGAGACTATTCTGGGCAGCGTCGCCAAGCGTAGCGCGCTGGTCTTCGGATGGAGCGAACAGGGGGAGCAAGCGAGTGTGAGTATCAATTTACTCGGATCGATGCCGGACAGAATGCCGATGGAAATCGAAGTGAAAGAATCCGAAACAAAGTGAATATAACACACATTGGGCATCGTTGGCGTTCTAATGGACTGGATTAGATGAGCTAATAGCTGAAAAGGATTGTTTTCGGCCGGGGAATAGGCGATGGGGACTGGCAGGGTACAGCCCCCTTTTGGGGGTGGGCTTCGTTTACGATACCCCCCTCAAAAATTTTCCGTCTTTTTGACCATGCTAAACAAAATCAAAATTGGTCAAAGTATTTCTCTCTCAACAGCGGAGCGCAAGCTCGCCCATTTCGTAGCCAAGAATCGAAATGGTAAGAATCGATATTTCAATGTGGTGAACCTAAAAATCAGTGCGGAAGATCCGCATACGGTCGATCTTGAGGGAATCTGCGGCGAGCTAGCTTTCTGCAAGCTGTTCAATGTTTATCCTGATCTGGATACGGATCGTAATCCTCCGCATCCGCTCTATGACGCGATTGTCCCGCCACCACCGGGATTTTGCATCGATGTTAAAACGACCAAGTATGACAATGGAAAGCTATTGGTCGATGCGCGCAAAGGGTCGAAAACCGACGGAGTGGACTTCTACGCTCTGATGACGGGAACCTTCCCAGGTCCGTACACATTCCGTGGAGTCATCGCGAAGGAGCATATCATCCAACCTCACAAACTTGGCCTACTCTGTGGATACAAGAGCTACATGGCGGAGCAGTCGGAGCTGACCGATGAGTTTACTAATTGTGATTGACACTTTAGTCGCCCTTGTGCGTCAGTGCGCGTAACGACCTTAAGCAATGCGGAGGCTTGGTCAACCATCGCAAAACTGTCTAAGCGGCAATGACACTCCGCGTGTAGCAGGTTGGATAATCAGCCACCGTGTGGTGGATAGATGGCCAACCATAACGCAGATAACGTCGGTTTACTTTTTCATCTCATGGCTTGTCCTAATGTCTTCAACGCCTTCGCGGTGGCTACTGAGTCGCTCGCGCAGGACGTTTATAAACGCGCCTCGTACCGCTCGATGTGGCTCAACATGATTGAGCGCGGCGAGTATCCTCAGGGTACTGGTCTGACCCAGACCTCGTTCACCACCACCTCCATCGAGCCGACTGCGGCTGAGGAGTGGTCGGCCATCACGCTCGCCAGCGGTAATCCTGGTGATAACGGTGGTGCTTGCGATGTCACCTACAATGACGTTCCGGTCGGCTACAATGCCGTCACCTGGAGTCCTGAGCGTTTCGCCCTTAAAGGTCCGCTCTTGTGTAAGGACGATCTGACCTTCGACCATCGCGTCGAGGCGTTCTTGCGCGTGTACCTTGAGAAGCTCTCCATCCGCGCTCAGCGTTCTTGGGAAACCCGTTACCAGAACATGTTCGCCAAGTACGCCATCAAGGCTGTGGCCGACTCGTCCTTCACTCAGGTTGAGACGATTCCGTCTGGCGTGAATGAGTTGCCCTGGATTCAGACCGGCTCCGCTGGTCAGGCGCTCAATCAGTCCACCTCCGAGCTGACTCAGGAGATGCTCGATGTGGCTGCTGCCACGCTGATCCGTAACGGCGCTACCAATCCTGATAGCTCTGGCTTCATCAGCTACAGCAGCGACGGCCCGGTGTTCCCGCTCTACATCGGCTTGGAGGCTTCGCAGCGCATCGCTCAGAACAACCCCGCGTTCCGTGAGGATCTGCGTCAGGCTGATATGGGCAGTGGCAGCGGTGCTGAGTTGCTCAAGCGCATTGGCGCGAATCGGGTGATTAAGAACTTCCGGCATGTGCCGAATCTGTTCCCGCCCCGCTACACCTACGCTGGTGGCAAGTACACGTTGGTTCAGCCGTTTACCAGCGCCAATGGCACTAAGGGTACGGTGTTCAGCGTCAACTCAAGCTGGGTGACTGCTCCGTTCGAGGCTGCGTTCGTTGTCACCCCGTATGTGTTCAAGTCGCACATTGTGCGTCCTGTGAACCGTGTTGGTGATTTGAGCTGGATGCCGACCAACTACATGGGCGAGTGGCAGTGGGTGACTGGTGCGTACAAGCTCGATGTGGATTGCGCCGATCCTCTGGAGAAGAAGGGTCAGCACTACGCTGAGTTCATTCACGCGCCCGAGCCGATCTTCACTAACCAGGGCATGACGATTATCTTCCGTCGTTGCACCGGCGCTTTGACCACGATCATCTGCTCGTAATTCGAGCTGGCGATTGACACAAACTCCGTCATGGGTTACACCTGTGGCGGAGTTTTTCATGCACACATCAAGAGGAACAAAGCGCGACGACGGGATGATTTTCTGGGGTTTTTGTGGAAAGAATCCTGATGGAAGCCCATTCCAATACTGGGTTACACCTGAAGTTTTTGAAGAAAACAGACGGAAAAGCATCGAAAGACTTAAAAATCGATACAGCTCGATGAAGCATGAGTACGCTGAAAATCAGCGTCAGTATCGGATCAAAAATGCAGATGCGATACGCGAGCGCCGAAAACTCTACCGCGCCAAAAACGCCGAGAAAATCAAGCTGGCCAAGCAGAAGTACGGCACAGAAAACCGAGACAAAATCTCCAAGGCGCTTGCTAAGCGTAGAGCTGGAAACCCGATTGTTAGGTTGGCCAACTCAATGCGTCGCTCAATCAGGCGATATCTTGACGTTAGCCAGAAAGGCGAGATGAGCAGCTTCGAAATCATCGGCTGTTCAAGGGACGGTCTTCGCAAGCATCTGGAATCGAAATTCAAAGATGGTATGACCTGGGAGAACTACGGAAAGCACTGGCACATCGACCACATCGTTCCGCTGATTTCCGCGAAATCGCCAGAGGAAGTGAAGAAGCTCTGCCACTGGACAAATCTTCAGCCGCTCACAGCATTCGAAAACATTTCAAAAGGTTCAAAAATGCCCCTTGCCATCGACGCATCCTCGTCTCAATCTATCGACCGGATTATCTCATAGGTTGTTTGTCTCACAGCTCCGTTGTTGGAGCAGCCCCTCATCGGCCCGAAAGGCTGGTGGGGGGTTTTTGATTGACATACATGCCATGAGTCTGATGCTCGCTTCATGCCGGTATTTACCATTCCCAAAGGCGTCGAAATCCCCGAGAACCTTGCGGAGGGCGAAGCGTTCCAGACTATGGCGACTATCGTTCTTGGCAAGGGCGGCAAGGCGGAGGTCATCGAGATTGATGGCATGGCCATCCCCGGTTACGAGAAGAAGTCTAAGGGCAAGAAGATGGCCGAGGGAGGCGAGGAGGAGTATGAGGAGGGCGAGGAGATGGAGGGGGAGTCCACTCCTGGCGGCGGCGGTTTCATCGCCGAGGTGATGCAGCGCGGACGCGGCCCGATGGCTTAAATTCTAAACCGATATGCCAAACATCACATGCGACGAGGCGGAGACGCTGATCAATGAGGCGGCGTCGCTGGGATGTCGTTCTCCGTGGGAGATTGAGCTGGCCAAGCTGGCCCTTGAGAATCGCATCGCGACGTATCTGGCTGGCGGCGGTGCGACGCGCGGCGCGTATCGGAGCGTTAGCGCAACTGGCAATGTGGTGAGCGGTGATTATCTGCTTGTCTGCAATGCCGCTGGAGGTTCGATTACGCTGACACTTCCTCCGGCTGCGCTTGTTCCTGGCCGCATCTATGTGTTCAAGCGCATCAATAGCGGCGCGAACACGGTTACGGTTGATGCCTATGCGTCTGAGACGATTGATGGTGCGCTGACTCATGTGCTGTCCCCGCAGTGGAATTCCATTACCATCATATCGGACGGGACGGCTTGGTACATCACTTCGCATCCGTTCTAAAATCTCATGCCTATCATCTCCTGCACTGAAGCGGCTGAATTGATTGCGGAGGCTCAAGGAGCTTCATGCAAGAGTCCGCGCGAACGCATTCTGCTGGAGATTGGCCTACTCTGGGAGGCGTCGATTCTTGGTGGAACGGCGGATATTACCGCTGATAACACCGTGATTACGGCGGACAGCACGATCATCACGGCGGACATGACCGAATTTATCTAACCATTAACAAACCTTTTAGGATACACCCACATGGCAAAACAGACCATTAACATCGGCGCAGCACCGAACGACGGAACGGGAACTCCGCTTCGCACTTCGTTCGATTACTGCAATCTGAACTTCACGGAGCTGTACACGGCTGTCGGCCCGAGCGGCAATAACATCGTCGTACCGGGAACCGCCACCATCACCGGCGATCTGACGGTGGATACGAACACGCTGAAGGTAGTCTCTTCAACAGACAGTGTTGGCGTTGGATTTACTCCGAGCGCGTGGGGTGGTGGTCGGAAAGCGATTCAGATTGGGAGTCCAGCTCAGGTTGCTTCGTCCGATCTGACTCTTGAGATTGGGTCAAATTGGTGGCACGACGGAACCAATTACAAGTACACCGTAAACAACCCTGCTTGTTTGTATTCCCCGAGCAACGGAAGCCACGTTTGGTACAACGCTCCGTCTGGTTTTGCTGCTGGAACCACCATTGGGTGGAATACGCTGATGACCCTGAACTCCACGGGGCTGGGCGTGGGGCGTAGTCCTTCTTACAAGCTGGATATCGCTGGTGTTGGCAACTTCGACCAGCTTCGAGTTTCTGCTGCGGCCGCAACCAATGTTGCTCTTGTTAATACTACGAGCGGACTGACATATACGGTCTATTCAGCAAACACCGCTTCCAACGGATTCAATGGATTTGGAATATTCGATGGGTCGAGCTATGTCCTCAGAATCGACTCCTCCGGCAACACCACCCTCGCCTCCGCCACCATCACCGGCAACACCACCCTCGGTGACGCTCAGACCGACACCGCGACGATCAACGGCCAACTCACCGCTCGGCAGGGCGAGTTCCCGTCCGCCGTCCGCGCCGCTGCCAGCGACTACGCTGCGGTGGCGTTCGATGGGGCGACGACTTCACAGCGTATTGCTTCGGGTTGCCAAGCCATTGGCACTGGCGACTTTAGCTTGTGGAGCCGGTTCAGGGTTCCGACGAGCTTTGGAAGTGGAGTAGGGGTGCTTTGGTTGACTGATTCAAGCACCACTACAATACGACCAAATTCAATTGGAATTTTTCTTACTTCAACAGACCTTAGAGTGCTTCGTTATGGAGCTACCACTCCGACTGATTCTCGCACTGCAAACGTTAACAATTTTCTGACCAATTTTGTTGGGCAGGTTGTCGATGTCGTTGTTACCCGCGCTGGGAACACGCTCAAAATCTTCATTAACGGAACGGACACGGCTTACACGGAAAACACCGGAGGTACTGCTCCTGCGTGGGGTCAGACTGTCGTTTCTGATTTTACGATTACGGGAGCGTTTGCTACCAACCCATTCACCGGCCGCATCTACCGCTCCGTCGTCTTCAACCGCGCACTGTCCGCGAGCGATGTCACCGAGCTTATCACTGTTGGAGTGAATCCGGCGGATCAGTGGGGGACGCAGACGCAAGCTGTCGGATACAACCCCGCTGTGCTGAACGGTGGGTTTGAGACAAACTCGCTGAATGCGTCTGGAACGTGGGCGACATCAGCGAACGGAACCAGTACAGCGACGATTGACACCAGCGGATCTTTCTCCCGCACTGGAACCAATGCTGGCAAGCTGACGCTTGATGGGTCTGGTAATTTTGCGTCTTTTCTGCTTAACAACAGCAACATCAACACTCTTGCAGTAAGCAAGCGTTACCGCATCAGTTTTTGGGCAAGAAAAGGTGCTGCAAGCGGAGCTTGTGGTGTTCAGTTTGGTTCTGTTGCTGCCGGAGCATCCTACGGAAACACGGGTCTTGTACTAACAACAAGTTACGCAAACACGGTTATTGAAGTTGTCTTGTCAACTGACGGAGGTTTAACGCTTGCTCGCCAATCCAGCTCCGCCGCTGGTTCCGAAATCTACATCGACGACGTTGAAGTCACCCGCATCGGCGCAATCGTCGATCTGGATTTCACTGTCGGAACCGGCTACCAAGCCACCGACCGCAGCACCAACAACCTGCACGGTACGCTCTTCAACGGTGTGGAGTTCACGCAGCCGAAACAGGTTGCGGTGCTGTACGCGACTACAAACACGGCGACCAACCAGCAGGTGTTTGGAACGCTGGCTATTCCCACCAACGCGATCATTGAGGACATCATCGTGAACTCGACCGGTACTGCGACTGTGACTATTCGTGACGCGGTGGCAGGAGCAATAATCGTAAACGC